ACCCCGCCTCTCTACTGAAGGTGTACTTCAACTGGTGTACAGCTAACGATGAGAAGGCGGGGTTTCAACACATGCATGACTTTGTATCCGAGATACAGGGTGTGATGCATGTACGTGGCATCAATAAACATACAGCTATAGGAGAACTGTTGGATGCGATCGATAAAGGAGGCGATAGCTGAACTACCTGAGTATGTTCACGCTATCATATTTGTAATGTGCCTTGTCCTTATACTTGGGATTGTAGGCGAAGATGAATACCAACTTGAGTTACAAAAGGAGTCTACTCATGGCAACTAGGTATGGAACATATACGTTTGACGCAGAGCTTGATTGCGATTGGATGACAGTAGATGTTGATATTACTTTCACTCTCAAGAATGATGGTGAATATGATTATGTATCTGATCAGTACGTTATGATTTCAAGGTCTGATGTAAACCTTAGCAAGTATATAAACTGGGATTACATTGATGGGTTGATTGACGAGTTTGTATCCAGTGGTGATCAGAAGGACTACGGTGATGGATAGATGGACTGAGCGTGATAGAACAGTGGCATTAAATACAGTGTGGGATGTCTTGCATCAGTATCGTGAGAATCTTATACCACCTGATCGTCCAGATACTTCTTATGATGAGGAGTGGGATGAAATTTGTTTTGCGATGGCAGTAATAAAGGAGAGTTTGGAATGAGCTTTGAAATTTATACACCAAGAGAAAAAGCGTTAAGCATTGCAATAAGTCACGTTGAGTATGCAGTTAGAGTACATGCTAGAGATGCAAATTCGAGTCGTGAAAATGCAGTGGTGCGACACTTGATGAAATTAGAAAATCAATTGCGCCGAAAACTTAGGGCTGACCCTAACCCTGCATACGATGTTGACTGAGGTGACGTTATGAGCATTGCCCTGGTCACATTGCTATCTGACTTTGCTCAGTGTGATGAGTGTAAGGAGTGGGTCGAGTCAGGCTTTGTAGATGATTACGGTTGGTGTTATGACTGTGACGAGGCTGAATCATATAGCTGTGATGAATATGATGGTCAGCCTGATGAAGCACAGGAGTGGCATGACTTTGACCCAGACTGTTAGACTTGCTTTTGTCCACAGGGCCTAACTCCTGCCCTGAAGTTGAGTGGTGGCCCCAGCCACTGGACGCAATTGGGGCACTCCCCCTGCCGAAGCGCACCGGCCCTCCCGCACCTTCCCCCTGATTACTGGGGTTGCGGGCCCCGCAGGATGGCACGATGCCGCCGAAGCGCACCCGCCCCCGAAGGATTTACCTCTCCATGTTGTGGACTTGCTTCCGCATATTCTCGTAGTTGCCACCAGAATTATTCTTAAGAATATCTTTGATGGTGGATTTAAATACAAATGGCTTTTTCTCTCCATCTACAAGATAGCCAATGCCTGCATCCTCAAGAACCTTTACCAGCTTTGGCGTAGTGCCAACCCGAAACATTTTCATTAGCTGTTCAGAATAATAAAACTCTTCTTGATCCATCATTTGCTCCTTAAAAAAATCCCCCGACCTTTCGGTACGGGGGCAACGACCTACCCTTTTGGGCCAATACTTACCTTCTCCAAGGATTACCTTTTGACGAGGGCGTAGATGCCGCCCCATTTTCTGCTTGTTGACGATCCTGGTATTCATAACCTTTTTTGTCGATGGCAGGATACCATTTACCAGAATCCTTACTGACTCGCACACACACCTTCATGCGATCTCGTGTTGGATTTTGCTCCTGCCACTGATCTGCAAACTGCTTAAATTTTTCAAGATCAAAGTCTATGTTTAATTTAATAAAGTCAATGACCTTTTCATTTGGCTCTTGCGTGTACATTCCCTGCACAAACACTGGCTTGTCTGCATCATTCATGCCGCCGCTTCCTTTTGATTGTCTTTGATAAGTTGTGTCACTGCTTTACCAACAGCTCCATCTGCTTTTAGCATTGGAAATTCATGTGTTTCCCAGATGCCACCTTTAGTAGGTGCAAGATGTAACGCTGTCTGCACATCCTCACCTAACTCATGCCAATACCCTGCGGCTACTGCAAAATCTTCTTTGGCAATGGACACCTTTATTTCATATATCTCATGCATGTATTCTTTTACAGCCATGTTATGATCTATAATCTTTTGTGGTGTATCATTCTGAATAGCATTTACTACCTCTTCAGCACTGGCATAGGCTACATCACCACCATATCCCATAGATGCCAAAGCCCTTCCAAACGCAGATGTTTCACAGTTCTCCATTGCAGATGTTTGGTTGATCCTGCTGGCTTCTCTAAACTCTTCAGCCACACCAGACCCACGAATCCTGCCTTGCTCGTCAGAGATTCTGACTTGAACGACTACTCTGATTTCGTCATGGTGTAAAACCTCTGTCTCTACACCAAACTCTGGATGAACTTCACGAAATTCATTTACCCTTTGGACAATGAGCTTGTAGTTCTTGCCCTTGATATTTACCACGCCTTTCTGATTACTAGTCATAACGGTCCTCCTCTATCGACCTTCTGCGAAGTCTAGCAATCTTGGCCCAGGTTGTCAAACCTTTTCTCACAATGCCGAAAGTCCTTGACAGTTGGGCATTGTTGCGGCAGAGTGGTGGGCTCGACCCTCTAAAAAAAGGAGAAGCCAATGCGTGACGAATGGGCTGAGTATCACGAAATAATGGCAAAGGGCGGCAAGCCTGACGCCCCTTCCCAAAGCCATCTAAATGGCTCACCACAGCACGATTCATTACCCCCTACCCAAGACATTCAAGCATCTCAATCTGCTCTCAGCAGGCTTAGGAACGCCGCTGTGAACAGCAGGCTAGACGAGATGGAAGAACGCCTCCAACGGGAGCGCGATGTAATTCCTCAAATGATTACGACCGGCACAGTCACCCTTGTATACGCTCCCAGCGGAGCAGGCAAAACAGTATGGATACTTGGCAACCTGTTTCAATCCATTGACAACGGACTCATAAGAGGTGAGGACGTTATCTATTTCAATGAGGACGATGGCGCTAGGGGTGTAATCCAGAAAGCAAAACTTGGCGATCAACGTGGCATGACAATGGTGACGCTATCAAACTCCAATGACCCCAGCCTTAAAAATACAGAAGATGCCTTGCGTCTTTTGAACCTAATCAGAATGGAAGGTGAAGCTGACGGCAAGATTGTTATTTGTGACACGCTTAAAAAGTTTGCGCCAGTATTAAATAAAGGCGACATGAGAAATGTGCTTCATGTATTCAGAGAGTTTGCGGCATCAGGCGGCACAGTCATATTGCTGGGCCACTGCAATAAGCACAGGACACTGGACGGCAGGCTGGTATACGAGGGTGTAGGTGACCTCAAGGCAGACGTAGACAATATGTTTGGCCTTGATCCGCTTAACGATAAGTACGCCCCATATCAAGAGCTATTAGTAATTAATGAAAAAGATAGGTCCCAGGTTAGCTTTAAGGGTGGATTCAAGTACAAGCAAACTAGCCAGCTTATAGATTATGAGGAGTCTGTAGCCTCAGTACAGTTTCTTGGGGAGGATGACATAGACAGCCTAAGCGCAAGACAAAAGGCTCAAGTAAATATCGCTAAGGCCAAAGCTCATTACGAGGATGAGTTTTACTTTCTTAAGGCCGCTATGAAGTGCGGCAAAAGTTTCTCACAGTCAGACCTGTACAGGGTTTTGTACGACGAAGAAATGAATCCTAATGAATGCACAAAGAAAACACTCCGCAACTGCATGAAGTTATTGCAAGGAAACTACTTGCAAATGGAGCGGATAGGACAATACAACGCAAAGTATTACAAGTGGGTCGCATATTAGTTGGCCCCGTTGGACCCGCTGGCCCTTGATTTAGGGGGCGGGTAGGTGTCCAGAACGCTTACTGTGCTGGACATTATGGCTGAACTCAGTTCACAAGATATTAAGGCTAACTGGGCCAACATATATAAAACCTGGGTTTTAATGCCTCAACCTGTTACTGATTGAGGCAAAACTTCCATAACCCAGAACTGGTAAAGTGCAATTTTATGGGGAAAACCGGCCTGAAAACCCTCACTTGCGCCCCCTAAAACAGGGGCTAACGAGGCTAACAGGGCCAACTGGAGGATCAAATGGACAGTGGACAAGGGTGGATTGTTGATACAACTCACAAACTAGAACAGTTTATTGACTTCATTAACAGATCATTTGCAGATGGAAAGCACAACCTTTACTTAATCAAAGATGCAAGCAGATCTGTAAAACAAAACAATGCAATGCATGTATGGTTTAGGCAGTTGGCAGAACAGCTAAATGAAGCAGGACACACAATGCCACACCCATTTGACGATGACTTTGAGCTTTCATTCACAGAAGTGAGAGTAAAAGAAATACTTTTCAAGCCAATCATAGAGGCAATGTACGATAAAAAATCTACTGCAAAACTAACCACTAAAGAGCTAAGCGATGCCGCAGAAGAACTCATACGGTATCTGTCAGAACACAAAGGGGTCTACGTTCCTTGGCCTCAGACAATGAAGGATGAAATGCGATGAGATTAAAAAGAACTGCGGCAGATCATTGGTTTAGCCGTTGCGTCAGAATGAGGAATGATTTTATTTGCCAGGGATGTGGCAAGCAGTATGAAGAAAACAGCATGGCACTACACTGCTCTCATTACTTTGGTAGAGCAAAGAAAGGTGTGAGGTATGATGGATTAAATGCTTTTGCTCACTGCTATGGATGCCACCAAAGATTTGGAAGTAACCCTGACTACTTCTATCGTCATTACATTGACACTTATGGCGAGGGCGCTTTAACTTTGTTAAGAGAAAAAGTAGAAGATATAACGCTTGGCAAGCGCATGACAAAAGAACAAAAAGAAATATCTAAACACTACAAAAAAGAAGCCTCTCGAATGGAAAACGAAAGGCTTAAAGGAGTCAAAGGGTGGCTTGAGTTTGAAAGCTGGGACTAACTAGAATACTTCTTTTGTATATGCTTAAAGATTGCGTATATGGAAAGCCCATAAAATGCCAGTATAGACATTGGTATGCTTAGATAAATCAAATCCCATGGATGCAGTGCTAAGATTTCCCAAATGCCATCTAGTGCAGTTTGCACTTGATTAGAACATTCATCCATTGTTAGTCAGAGTTGTAATTTCTTCTAAGCCAATCATCAGCCGCATCATTTAATACAGAGCCTTCAGGTGTAACATTTCGTACACCTCTGGCTCCTTGCTTCACAATTGGCAGGGTCTCATTTACAAGAGTTGATACAGGCTGATCTCCATCAAGAACCTTAACTGCTTGAGAAGCAATATCGTAACCTCTCGATAATGGAAGTGGATATAACCCTTCGATTATTGCCTGCAGTATTCCAGCTTCTTGAATACGTCCATATTGATAGTCATTAAGACCAAGAGTATTCAACGTAAGGATAGATGCCCAGGCATCTCCATATCCTCTCATCAATCCTGATACAGACATATCGCCATCGCCAAAAACAAACTGCCTGCCTTCATTAATAAATGCATAGCCCCCAGCGCCAAACAAAGCATACCTTCCCAAAAACTTTATCGCTTCCTCGTGATTCCCTTTCTTGATATTGTCAACAACCTCTCTTAAAAACAGAGCTTGCTGTTTAATTACAAATCCTCGCAGTGCCCACAAAGGTCGCAAGTTTGGATGCCTGCCCCATGCGGCGGCTCTGCCAGATCCACTAATCAATTGTTGTTGACCAAGACCTCCAGCCAACATTTCTTCAATAAGAGCGCCGCCTTCTTTACTGTATTTACGCCAATCTATTCCATGTTGCACTAACTCATTTCGGATCATCCCTAATTCAACTGGGTTAAAGTAATGCCCAAAATGTCGCTCTAAAAATCCACTATCTAATCCATCAACAGCCGCTTTTAATATGCCTCTCATTACACCGCGCTTGCCAATTTGGTCAAAAGCAGTAAACAAAGATCCCTTCATTAAGTATTCAGCACTTTTTCTAGTAAGCTCTGCTTGTCTAGCCATCCATCCTTGTTTGTTAGCTATTTGAAGATTTAAAGCATCTGTAAATTCGCCCATTACCTGAGCATCCAAACCCATTTTTTTCAAATCAGGGCTAGGTATTGACTTGAATGGATTAAGAACCTGTAAGCCTTCTGCTACAGCCGCGCCGCCATACTTTGCTCCAATCATGGGAACATCAGCAATGTTTAAAACTCCAGACATAAATCCAGCAAGAGTTGTAGCATATGAAAGAGAGTTTGCAGACTGCACAAGAGGATGAGGAGCTTGTCCCTGACCAATGATATTGTCAGCTATAGCTTTTCTGGCAAAAGCCGCGCCTTCTACACTAATTCCTTTTTTGTTTAATGTATCCTCAAACGCATCCATAAACTCATCGTTTGTTAAAGATATGCGCTCTGCTTGTTTTTCTAGTGCTTTCATTTGTTTATCGGATAAATCGTATCCAGATACAGGATCTACGCGATTATAATAACCACGCTCTTCCAAAAAGTTTGCTTTCTTTTGGTTTAGCGTGGGAATTACATCTACAGAAAACTGATTACCAAGCTGGGCAAGACGCTCCATGTTAAACACTCGTTGCATGTCGCTTACTAACGGGTTTTCATAGTCACCTGGCTTTGGTCTTTTCGGATCATTTTCGTCTAAATATCTGCCACGCGTCCTTGTTTCAAATGCAGGGTCATCAAACAATTGAGTCATTTTAACGTCATCAATTCCTCGCTCTGCTTTTATTTTATCGCGCAACTCTTTAACCAGTGCTGTGTGAAGAAATGTAATTCCTTCATCAAACTCTGCGCCATGAACAGGTTTGTTAAGCGCCTTATTCTTTTTGTAGCTCCAGTTTATATATGCGTTAATTACACTGCGCTGGTCTGAAGTCATGTGATCAGACAATAACTCATTTAGCCTTGCAATAGACTGCTGACGCATATCTTCTTCTGCTGTCTTGCGCCATTTTTCAGGAAGTTTATCCCTCATTTTAAAATACTCAGCCAGCTTTTGTTTGGAAACAAGCTGACCAGAGCCATAATCTAACAGTATCCCTTTAACCTCACTATTCTCATTAATAAGCCGCATAACAGGAGGCATATTACGAACTAGCATTTGCATTTCTTTTGTTTGCGTAGTGAGAGCTTTGAGATCACTTCGTTGATAACCGAACCCAACATCAGGACTCACATTTCTTGTTAGCATATCGTCTACGCCAGTAACTTTATCGTTATAAAACCGCTTGGCAGTGTCCGAAAGAGCTTCTGAAAATTCTCCAAATGTTTGAGTTGATGACAACACCTGGCTATCTAAGGTTCTAATCTGCTCATCAAGAAGCTGTCGAGCAGTAACATCTCTAATTGGCTGATCAGGATTGTCAAAACTAGCAATGCGCGTTCTAACAGGCAGTCCAACATCATTTAACAAAATAGGCATATTGTTTTCAAAATCTTTAATAGCTCTTATTTGCAATGTTGTTAAAGGAATGTCATCTAATAAATCTAAAGTAAATGCAGGCACTTCATCTATTGCGTCATTAGCAGGCCGAGGCCCAAAACCACTTGGAGGTTGTGGTTTGGTTTCTCCCCAAAATGCTCTAATAGCACCAGTTTCTTTTACAAATTGATCTGCTGGATCAAATCCACGAGCATCAGGCCCAAGTTTCCCTAAAAAATACTCTTGAGGAATGCTCATAAAATCATCTGAATCAAAAAGCAATTTGCCATCTTGAGTAAACCAAACAAACGGACTTTCTGTTGTAGACTGGGCTAAATCTTCTAAGCTATCAAAACTAAAAACACGTGGTAAACCAGCTTCATCAAAAAAATCAGAAGAACCAATTGGTGCTGAATACTTACCACTTTTGCCAATTTCAGAAAGTATCTGTGCACTAGATGTTATGTCGTCAAATCCAACTTGCGAAAATAATGATGTAGCTCTAGCCTTTTGTATATCTGTGTTTGCTAAGTTAGGGTCAACGGGAAGCTCGCCATCAGCAAGCAAGTCAGCTTCAGTTTTAAATCCACCCCTTGCGGCAGGGGTGATTGCTAAATCAATAAGTTTTCCAAATGTAGCGCCAAATAAAAAACCAGTACCACCCAATGCTAGTCTTTGCTCAATACCATCTCCTGAGTTAAAACCATAAAAACCCGCATCTATACCTCCAGCTACGGGTATTGACCTAACTCCTGCTTTAAACAATAACGACCCAAGCCCATAGCCAGTGGGCAAAGACCCTATTCCTTCGTATAACAAAGCCTGACCAGGATTGTGCAATGAAAATTCTGCTTGTCGTTTTCGTATCTTTGCTACTTCTGTCTTGTAGTCTGACTCAGGCTCAATCATAGACTCAACAAGAGCACGGCCCTCATCATACAAACCAAATGTAATTCCTGTAGCAAACGACTCTACTCTGCCCAAAGAATTAGCCTCTTCTCTTTCAAGATACATAGATACAAACTTATCTACCTCTGTAAGCTCTCTATCTTCTGGCTCCGTATCTGTATTCCTAAAAATTCCATAAGGTTTAGTAACACCAGCAATGTCATAGTATTCTTCAAGATCTTCATAAAAAGGACTTTTCCCATCTAGTATTCTTGTAACAGCGTGTTGTCTAGCTGTGTTTAATATGTTGACCTGAAACGGATCAGAAGTATCAAACCTTTGGTTTTCATCCATTGAAAGCATAAAGTCTATTGCTGGTTGACTTTGACCAGGTACAAAGAGAGGTATTAAGGTATTAGGTCCAAACTCTTTTACAGAAAATCCTAAGTCAGTAGAAAACTCTGTGACAGTTTGATTTCTTTCGTTAGTAAATGGGCCAAGAAATCCAGATGGGGATTTCACCGATCCATCTGGTCTAATACCAGCAGACAAAATTCTATTTTTGCTATAAAGATCAGGTCGCAAATACGCAAGAACAAACTCTTCAATAGCCTCTCTGTATCCACCAACTTCTTTATTTGCTTTGTTACTACCAACTTGATGATGTTGAGACAGCCCAGTAGTTAAATCAGGAAAAGCCGCCCACTCCAACCCCATTTGTTTTGCAGTATGGTCTATTAATCCATCAAGATTATCTGTGCCGCCATTTTTCTTTATAGCTATTTTCATTCTGTGTTCTATAAGAGCATCAGCAAGCATATCCTGCCCTCGCTCATCAAACACAAAATCAGAATTAAATTTATCTGGCTGTTGGCCCATCAGCATATCTAAGGTATTACCAATAATCTGGTATCTACCCATTGCACTTGACTCAACTCCATAATCATTGCGAACTGTTCTTTGTAGTTCCCTGATTTCTCCAAGAGTTTTGCCTGTTAAATCAAGCTCCAAACCGCCATGTATTACGTTATATGACGGACCTTCCCCACTAGAAATGTAATCTCTAAAGGTAGAAAATCGATCAACGGGACCATCTGGTAAACTATTTGATTGCTGGATTGCCATTTAATTTATCCTGCTAATCAAGCGCAAATGCAATAGGTGCTATTCTTTGTGCTTGTGTTCTTAATGCTTCGGCTTGTGCGGCTCTAACCACTGCTGATGCTCGTTCTACCGTAGCTCTATCTTGATAAAGGCGCTCTAACCTAGCATCGCTTACTTGTTTTTTTCCACCTTTTGTAGCTTCTAGTCTTATTACTTCTCTTACTGCTTTTTCAAACTGCTCTGCCATAGGCGCATTAGCTTCTCTACGCGCTTCAACTTTACTTTGAACTGACCTATTAAATTTTATCTCCTGAGGCATTTGATCAATAACAACATCTTCAATAGCCTGCCGATAACTAATACTTGGATCTGCAAGCAACTTAGACGCCAGCTTATCCATAAACTTACTATATATGGCTTGATCGTCGGCATTATCAGATCTACTTAAACTAAGTAGCTCGTCATATATTCCATCTCCAAAAGTAAAACTCATGCGGTTGCTATCAGGATCAGCAAAATACATTTGCATTGCTGTGTCGGCATCTTGTTTTGCTTGACTTTCCCTAAATGCAACACTTTTACGCCTTGCTATTTCAGGGTCATAAATGTTTCTAAATGCCTTTACACTGCGCCTTTTAGTAGCCGCACTAGCATTATCATCATTTATGCCAGCAACAATTAATTCATCAAACAAACCTTCGTTATCTTCTAGGAATACCTTTTCTTCTTCAGTAAGTTGTCCTAGAGGTCGGCTATCCTGTCCTTCTAGCTTAAGAAGATTGTCTATCTCTGTTAAAGCAAACTCCTTCATTAATAAAGGCAAATGATCTGGATCTTCTTGTGGTAAATTTAATCGTCTTTCTAATTCTCTTTTTGGATCTTCAAAGTCAGTAACCAAAACAGCGGCTAAAGACTTAGCGGCTCCTGCTAATTGAGCGTTTCTTTGTTCTCTTTGCTGTCTTGCTTGATTAAACCGACTAGTATTTACCGTATCCACTAAGCTAGGATAAAAATTTAACGCCGCATCTAAATCGCCTGTACCGCCAGGGCGTTGCCTTTCTATTTCTATTAGGCTTTCTGTTAGTTCTTGCACTCTCTTTACGTTTTCTGGAGAGTTGCGCGTTTCCATGTCAAAGTTTGCAATTTCAGTTAGCTCAAGCTCAATGTTTTCTCGCGCCACATTTAAATTTGCATTTTCTACGCGCTCTGACTCATTGCGTATAGCTCCTTCATTGCGAATACTTTGGGCTTTTGCCGCTACATATGCGCTTTCACCAGCAGGATAATTCTTTACAAAATCCTCCTGCGATACTCCTTGAGAAACAGCTAAATTAGCCGCATTTTGTATGCGCTGTGGTATTGCTGAAATAAGCTGATCTGCCGCGCCCAAGGCTCTTCCTTGAACTTCAGGATCTAAACCAGCAGATGACACTGCATCGTTTAAAAATGTTTCTAAATTTTGTCTAGTAGTAAGCCGCTCTTCTACTGATATTCTAGGATCTCGCAAATCCGCAAGAAATCCTTGAATAGTTTTTTCGTTTGCTTTGTTAAGACCACGCTGTTGCGCCTGCTGTGCCGCCGCCATCATTCGCGGGTCATTAGTTTCCCTAGCTCTTTGCATAGCAAGCTGAATAACACGATCAGAATCTCCGCTTTGCTGGGCTTCTAATACCTGTGCATTAAAATCACTTGCCTTTATTCTTGGCCCAAGGTTTCCAAGACCAAAAGCAACTTGTCCTAGTCCAGCCCTGGTCCCTGGCAAACTAAAATCCAAACCTGACATATTTAAATTTGGAGGAGAAAGTAACCCGCTTCTTGAAAACATTTTTAACCTCAGAATAAACTGTTCAATATATCCATAATTGTGCCAGACCCTTCTTTGTTAGCATCAGGGTCCATAGCCCCGCCTAGCAAGCCTGTTCCAAGAACACCCATTAGGTCTGCCTGACCTAATCCAGACTTAAGAAGTGCTTGTAAACCGCCCATACTGGCTTCACTAAACAAGCCTGTGCCATACAACTGTCCACGTTGAGCAAGCTGTGATGCAAGCAAGCCTTGCCTTAATGCAGTAAGAGCTTGCGTTTCTGGCCTATATGCGGCTTCTAGTGCCTTTAAGCCCATGCCTTGCTCTGCGCTTTGCAGTGCTAAGTTTCCTGCTAACAATCTGCCGCCTAATCCAAATGAATCAGAAGCTAGCTTTAGTTGATTAGCCTGCTCTTCATCTGCTCTTTGCATAGCTAATAAAGCAGCGGCATTTCTAGATTCTTCTTGTGCTTTGGCTAAAGCAAGTTGCTCTGGTGTGCCGCCATAAGCATCTGTGCTTACGCCTAGTCTGCCTTGTCCAAATAATCTTTCTTCCAATGCAAGCCGATTGCGCTCTTCTTCAGGCTGTTGTATTGCTCTTAATCTATTAAATATGTCTTGCTCACGATCTGCTCTTGATCCTGACGGAATAGCAGAAAACATACTGCCAGCTCTGCCAATAATGTTTTTTCCAGCGGCTTCTAAACCCTGAGAGCCAGATGCATCTGTTGCAACAATTGCTCGCTTTCTAGCATCGTCAAGCAACTTATTTTTAAGTAACTGCTCACCAGCACTAAGGTCTGTAAACAGTGATCCATCTTGACCAATGCTTGTTTCAGAGCTAAAAAACTGAGAGGGCGTAGCTGAAGAAGAACCAATGCCTACAGTAAATGGTTTAAACTGAGCATCTTCTCTGCCAGTTGCGGCAATAACATCAGCTTCTCTTTTAGCCTGATCGCCTATATCACCAAGATCATCGTAAGCCTTGTTTATTGCAAGCAAGCCCGCTCCAACAGCGGCTCCTGTTCCAAGACCTCCCAGTAACTTATCCATAAATGTCTGTGACATCTTAAATCCTCACAATACCCTGCCTAGCAAGGCAAGCACATTAAAATCCTGCAGTGATATAGAGTTTCCATTTACATCGGTTTCTAACCCGACACTTACTACACTGCCATACCCTGTTGTATTTAGTGATCTTCTTGTAATCAAATCACCCTCTGTAAATTCTGCAACTGTATACTCTGACTCTCCATAAAATCCTGGGGTTCCACTGCTTGTTTGGAATGTTGCTGAATTAGTAGATAGCTTAAAATCATAGCCCCACTTTAAAAATATATCTGAGCTAGAACCATCAATAATTGTAGGGCGAATCTTTTTTAAAAACTTAATTCTGGAGGGGTCACCAAATGTTAACTGTGGACTAAAATATCTAAACCGATATGAGCTACCAGCATCAGTAAACCCGCTGTACTTGCCTATTCCATTTGTTGAGCCAATGTACAGATCACCGTTTCTATCTCTAGCAAAAGATTTAAAATTAACACTAGGCCATTTAGTTACGCGATATGAGCCATTCTCTAATGTACCGCGCAAATCAAAGCAATACACGGTTGTACTATCAACCATGCCTAGTAAATAAAAATAGTTTTCAGGGCTATATACTGAGGTAAGCGGACTAGTCTTAGAAAGCACCTGTCCTATTAAATCTTGTTTTACATTTCTGCTTAGGTCACTTATTGGCAAAGACTTTTCTTGTACTGCCCTGCCAAGACTTCTTAATCCATCCTGACTTAAAAACAATAAATCACTACCAATGCTTTGCACTGTCTTTCTGTCTACACAACCAACACCAGGAATACTATCGCTCAACTCCATGTTTGCAGGGCTGGTAGCGCCAGAATAAACAATGGTGTTTTGCTCGCCAAAAACAACAAGCAATCCATTGTGTGCGGCAAGAGCTACTACCTTGTCAAACCCATTAGGCCATACCTTAGATACGTCAATGTTTCCACTGGACCCACCAGTAAATGCATTGCCATTTAAAAGATCAGACCAGTAAATAATGTTGTCATTACTAGCGTTACCAACAACAAAC